AATGTGTAGTCGTGGTTAACGCTTGAATAGTCAAGGTCACTTAATAGGTCTTCGCCTACTAAGTCCTTAAGTGTTGTAACATCCCCGTAAAAAGTAATCGTATACGAGTCGGGTTGTCCGTTTTTTAGTTGCGACTTTTCCATTTGTATTTTACCCCTACGGAAAAAAGCCATATCGATTTCTATATAGCCTTCTAAGCGTTCTTGGTAGTTAATTGAACTATTTACTGCATTCTCGTAGAAGTATTCCCAAATCGCATTATTACGTGAGCTCGTAGGAATTGTAAACGATTGCGAAAAGTCCGTAAACGTTTTAGAAATATCTTGTATGTTTTGAATTGTAGAATTTACTTCTATCGTTTCATCTGAGAATAAATCTAATTCCCTACCCTCTACAAATATTCGAACTTGTCTTTTCATTAGATAACGTTGTTAATTAAATCGGTTGAACTTTCGAATTCAAGAACGTAATTTATTTGCTTTGTGTTTATGTTCTTTTGTTTGTCAATGTCCTTTGTTTTCATTTTAACGGGCATTCCGTTTAATAAGATTCGTTCGCTTAAAAGTAGTTGTTGAAGGTTACTTGAAAAATCTTCATCCACCCAACCCGTGTTAACTCGATAAGACAAAATACCGTTCGTGTTAAATGTTTGACGTTGGTTTAAGTTCGTGTTGTAACTTGCAAACGGACTTGAAAATTCTTGCATCAAATTAAACTCGGTTGCAGAAGTAGACAAATTTTCGTATGAAGCCTTGAACATAAATTCACGCTGCCACGCTCCGTACTTGTTTATAAAATCTATTACTACAGGAGTGTACAAACATTCTTCCATTGGGTAAAACGTAGATTCCCAAGCAACCGCCGAACCTAATTTAATTCGTAAGATATTACCCGTTAAATAATACGTGGGTCTTACTCGGTAAAGATTATATACATTATCGGAAGTAATCGTGTATGAATGCGTTAAACCCGTTTGTAATTGCTCGTATTCAACCGTATAACCCGTTGGTAAAAAAGCCGTAAAAGTTCCTGCCCTACGAAGTTGATTACTCAAAGGACTTACGTTCGGGTCTAACCAATAGTAATAATTTTTTTGTTCGAGGTGGTAATCTTCCAACTGCATTGGGTTCATACCTTCCGAATAGTACCCGTACCCGTCAAACGCTCGATAAGTAAAAGTGTCTAATAAAACGTAAGTGCTTAAAACTAACTTGTAACGCTTTACATTTACCATTGTATATTGTTCCGTACTAAGTAATGCTCCATTTAAAGAATAGTTGTTGTTAAATGAGTCGTGGCTTATGTTCTCAAGTAAGTACGGAGAAATGTTATAAAGCGTTTGTAAATTGTTACTTGCAGGAATCAATTTCTCAAGTGTGTAACTTGGCGAAGTTGGAACGGGTGAACCATTTTGATAAATGTAAAGTTCAACCTTACTTCCGCTTTGTCCTGTTTCGTTAATATCAATTATAAACGGGGAACGTGCATAAATATTAGTAGCCATAATTCTTAAAATTTTCTTTCATTATTGTATCGAATGTTTCTTCCGCTTCAAGTCCGTAAGCCTCTATCATTTCGTCCGGTAATTTCTTGAATGCTTGTTCAAATGGTTTAGTAAAGAACATCGAAGGCTTTATTCCTTTTTGCCAAATTGAACGCGTTATAATCATTGCCGTAGCATCGCGGCTTATGTATCTTCCCTTCTTGTCTCTAAATTGGATTCCGCGTTGACGAACCCATTTTTTAATACCTTCAGTTAACCCGCCTTTTTTACCAGTTCCCGAACCGAATCTAAATCCGCTTAAACTTCTACCGAATCGAACTCCTTTTACTCCTTGATCTTGATAGAATCCGTATTCTTCCATTTCGAAAAAGAAACGAATTGAATTAGGCATAACCTTCATTTCTGCAACTAAGGAATCAGATAATTTGCCCGAAACATTTTTTTTGCGTAGGTTATTTTGCGCCTTTGATATTACATAGTCGCGAAATTCTTCTAAGGCTTTTTGTTGTAGTTCTTTATCCACCTTAACAACGTGTCATATCGTTTGGAAAATCTACGTCGAATGTCATTGCCCAACCGGCTAAGTAATTTTCGAATCGTTCTATAAATGGTTCGCACGTAGGCGCTCCATTTAGGTGGTAAAGGTTGTCCCAAATGTTTCCGTGTTTAAGCATTTCAAACGCTCGGTTTAATACTGCTAACTGCGTATTTAAAACGTCAATCTCATTGTCGCTTGTCTCAAACTTTGTGGTAGGTTCTTCTTTACGTTGGCTTACGTTATCCATAGCCATAAGCGTAACATTTGCAGTAATTACATTATCGTTAAATGTAACTTGGTTTACCATTATATGAACCAGCGGAAAAATGTTTTGTTTGCCTAAGTCCACGTTAAATATCGAACCCTGCGTAATTGTGTTTACCAACGGGTCGGAAGTAAAGTGGGTGTTTAGTTCGTTTAATAGTGAGTAGTATCCGTTCATTTTGTTTTCTTTTTAATTTCCATTACTTCGATTTCGTTCTTTTCGGCTTCGAAGGATAAATAGGTGAGACACTTAAATAATCCATATTTAGTAACTTCGTCGTAGCGTGTAAGGTCTCCCTTAGCGAGTCCATAGATGCTTGAATACCAACCCCATTTTTTTCCAAACTGAGTTCTTGCGTCAAAGTCAAGGATTCTTCCGTCTTCATCTTTGTTAGTTCCTTCTCCATAAAGTTTAGGGTAGCGTTTAATAACTCTTTTCCTAAAGTCCAAAAAAAAATACTTGAACTTATTGCAATATCTAAAGGAGCAAACTTCATAAGATCGCAAAATTCAGATGCTCCCGTATATTCTGCTATCTCATATTTATCTCCGTGTTTACGTATAATTGGTCGATACATAACTGCCATAGCTTTATGGAAATCGTCCCACTTTGCTAAGTAGTTATCTAAGTCGACGTATTCTCCAAAACTGATATTCTCTAAGTTAGGAATAAACCCGAACTCGATTTCTCCGATTTTAAATCGTTGTTTAAACTTTGGTTTCTCCGAAAAGATATTATTGAAGTGAATTACCAACTCGTTAACGCTTGTTAGTTTCATTCTAACAACATCCTTTAATTGTATACCACAAAATATTTCGATCATTTTTTGCGCTACAAATTCTTCATCGTTCGAGTTATCTCGCATCTTCAAGAATTCTTGGTAGTGCTTTAGTGGTATTTCAGTAATGTTAGTTGGTATTGTTAAATCTAACTTCATATTTATTAAACTATTTATTCGTGTTTTTGTAATTCACAACGTGTTCGTGCGCCTTCATTAGCATTTCGAAGTGCGCAGTAAATCGTGCCATATTATTAAATACGATTTGAACGCGTTTACCGGTTCGTTCGTATATGTAAGATTCCACACGTGAAATCATTACTTGCATATCATTTGTTTTACCGTATTGCATAACTTCCGTAGGTTGCACCTATTCCTAAAGTTTCCATTTCGTGGTATCTTAACGCATCTATTGCGTGGTTATTAAAATCGATAGGTTTGTTTAATCTTCTTCCCGTCTTATCCGTGTCCCAAATATACGAACGAAGTTCTTTTATTAAATCAACGCTTTGATTAGTTATTAAATAGTCCTGCCGTTGCATTACGTCTATCCCGTAGTTAATTGAATCCTTACCCTTAGTTACTCCTTTAATCGTTATTCCTAAGCGTCTAATTTCTTCTATACTTTTAGGTTCGGAAGAATCCGCATATACAATTACGTTTTTTGGTAGGCGCTTCGCTATATCGCTATTTACTAAGCCGTTTTGGTAAACAATTTCGTTTACTATTCGTTGGTTATTGTATGCGTAAACTTCGACGATCGCCGTCGGATCGTTCGTATAACCGAAGTCAAGTCCTATACCTAATAACCGTGCTTCTTTTGGTATTGTGTCTATTATTTTCCAATTACTGAAAACAACCCCTTCAAGCATTCCTAATTGTCCTTCCCCGTAAACCTTCCACCAATTTGCCCAATAACTTGACGTCTTTGCTTTGTCTCGGTTCTTTTCTATTTGTTCTACTATGCTTTGGTCTAAGGCTTCGTTATCCTTGTATGTAAGAATTAAAAAGTCCGAGTCGGGTTCGTCTTTTAGTTCCGTGTGAACCCAAAATTCGTTAGCAGGGTTAAAATCTAAATAAACTTCCTTCCGTGTTCGTATAGCAAGTTCGTTATAAGCGTCAAAAGTTACGTTATTACATTCGTTGATATACAGTATATCGCGACGCGCTCCACGAAGTTTACTTGAGTCATCCGCGGAAAAGAATTCAATTACCGAACCATTTGCGAACTCATAACGAAGTAACGATTTGTTAAACCTATCCTCAAAGAATCTGCCCGTCCATTTCATTATCTTTAAGAAGTCCTTTAACGCACCCCGTCTTAAATGGGGGATTGTTTCGGCAACTACGCTTATTTCGATTCCTTCCGTTCGTGCGGCTCTATCAATTAACACGGGTAAAATTCCAAATGTTTTACCAGCTGAAGTTCCTCCCTGAATAATCTTAATTCGTTTCTTAAGATTCAGTATCTTCTTGATTGCCGTCGTTTTCCGAAACATCGGGGAATAATGGTTGTTCTACGTTAGTAATTTCTTTTTTCTCAACAAGGTTGTTTAAACGTGCAGTAATACTTGAATTATAGATACCTGCCATTCCTCCGCCGATTTGATCATTGCGAACTTCCTTACGTATACGCGTAACGATAGTTAAAAATCTTTTATATCTTCCGTTCGTGTTTGCAAAATAGTGGCTTAAATCGCCTATAACGCCTAAGTCAGCGCAATAACATTCGAAACCTTCTATTGTTAACGGACGTTCTAATTCCGAGTATTCACTTCTTCCTTCCTTACCTACAAAAGTATGTTTA